CCACTGGCAAAGAAGAAGATCGAGCATTGGATCACACAAGATCCTGACGACTTCTGTCCTGATGACACTATCAAACAAAACTACCTGAGGAATCAACGACTGATTGATTTCCAGTTCATCCCTACGGAGGTTGAGGAATCTATTATAGATACCTATGAGAACTTTGATCCTCCCGCACGTAAATATGTGTGGAAGTATCTTGTCGAAAACGAACTCAATGATTTGCTCCAAAATCTAGGAGACTTTTAACTATGGCTATGAAATTGCTTATTTCTGAAGTCCTTCAGAAGGTACACAGTGCCAAGACGAAAGCAGAAAAGATCCGTCTACTGAAGGAGAACAACTCACAGGTGCTCAGGTCTCTGTTCATCTGGAACTTTGATGACAGTGTACAATCCATCCTGCCTGAAGGTGATGTTCCTTACACACCTAACGATGCACCCGTTGGCACTGAGCACACACGTCTTGAAGTAGAAGGACGTAAACTGTATTACTTCATCAAGGGTGGTGCAGATAATGTGCCACGTATGCAGCGTGAGAATATGTTTATTCAAATGCTGGAAGGTCTGTACAAGGATGAAGCGAAGGTGCTTTGTCTAGTCAAGGACAAACAACTCCACAAAAAGTATCGCATCACCAAAGCGGTGGTCACTGAGGCATTTCCGTCGATCAACTGGGGTGGTCGAAGCGCGGATGGCAAATGACTTTATGCAGACTAAGATCAGGATTCTAGAAACGAATTGTGATCCTAGTCGTGCAAGCGATCGAACCCTGCCCTACACTTCATACTTGGTTGAGTATCTAGACGATACTGCTAAGAGATGTTATGATCTTATTATCTGTAATAAGCAAGTTGACATCTTTGATCACTATTGGGACAGATACAGACACAATTTTGTTGGATGGGTCCAGACGGATGGAAGAGTCAACCCTAAATTATGGAACCCCCCTGGAAGCAGCAAAAAGAAATGACCATTTACAATAATCTTCCTGGACGAAAGGTTCAGGAAGAGGAACCAAAGGTTGAATTAAAGTCTGAAGATCTTGTAACTGCGGAAGCAGTTGGTAAGTTCATCGGAATTTATCTAATGGGTCCGCTAGTTGTTATGCTATGCTGGAACTATGTTGTACCATATTTGTTTGCCCTAAAAGGCATCAACTATCTACACGCACTTTGTATTATTATCATCGCGAGATTCCTACAGAATGACAAATAACCTGTACGGTGAACCTCAAGAGCATCGCTCTAAGGTTTGTCTCATCTCAGTCACACCTGATGCTGAAAAGCATATGGGTTATGTGGCACGTGTAAGCAACCCAAAGAATCAGAACAACCCCTCGGTTGAGAAACTGCTTCGCTATTGCATCAAGCACGGACACTGGTCTGTGTTCGAGCAAGCGTTTATGACACTGGAGATCAACACTACCAGGGGTCTGGCAGCTCAAATTTTGAGGCACCGTAGCTTCACATACCAAGAGTTTTCCCAGCGGTATGCTGATACGAATCTTCTCTCTCAAAAGATTGAAGTTCCTGACCTGCGTCTCCAAGACTCTAAGAACAGGCAGAACAGTATCGATGCTGTAGAAGCAGATAGGAAAGCATTCCTTCAAGGTCGCATCCATCAATACTTTGTTGAAGGTATGGACCTGTACAATGAACTCCTTCGAGAGGGCATCGCAAAGGAGTGTGCTCGTTTTGTGCTTCCCCTGGCAACGCCCACCAGAATCTATATGACAGGCTCTGTGCGATCGTGGGTCCATTATATTGCCCTGAGGTCTGCTAACGGTACACAGAAGGAACATATGGAGATTGCTGAACTGTGTAAGCAACACTTCATCTGTCAGTTCCCCATCACCGCAGCAGCAATGGACTGGTGTGATGAGGAGTGTCCTTGTAATGCAAAGGAAGATTGTCTTGACTGGAGTGATCTTGCTCCTTCATTGAGGATCGACTGATGTCAACTGAGGTCATCCCTCTGTTCTCATCTCCACTGTATGTCTCAGTGGATGGTGAGATGCCTGAGGTTGGTAAAGAACTTCAGGAGATTGAGTGTGTCGAGAGTGGGACTGGTGGATTCTTGTCACAAGAATCTAATGTACTGGATGTTCTTCCACAAGAACTATCTGATTGGGCATACAGACACGTAAGAGAGTACGTGAATGGTGTGATGGGTGTTAGTTCAGATCACAACCTACAGATTCCAAACTCTTGGATCAGTGTCCTACACAAAGGACAGAGTGCTGGATCACACGACCACACCAACAGTATGTACTCAGCGGTGATGTTCCTGTCAGCACCAGAAGGATCTGCAGAACTTGTGTTCGATGCCAACAGGTACAAGATGCTTGAACCTACGATTGCAAATTACAATTTGTATAACTCAAGTGTCTATAGAATTTCGCCCAAGACTGGGATGATATGTTTATTCCCCTCCGATATGGTTCACTATGTGACTGAACATCAGTTGGATGAACCTCGCGTTAGTCTTTCCTTTAATATATTTGTGAGAGGAAAGTTCGGAGTACAAACTAAATTGCTTACACTATGACAGAGATTCAGGCACTACCACTATTCTCTACACCTGTATACGTTACCGATCCCGATAGGGATATGCCTGACATCTTACCTCAGGTAAAGTCTCTAGAGTATGTTCGTTATTCATACTCTGATCTGGCACACAGGACGATGGATCAACAGGTGCTTGAGAGTTTCCCAGAGATGGCAAAGTGGTTGGAAAGACACATCAATGAATACACTCACGGTATGCTCGGGATTAGTTCCGAGCATCATCGTATGAAGGTAACCACATCTTGGGTCAATAAATATAATGTCGGAGGAAGTTCCTATCCTCACTTCCACGACAACAGTATGTACTCTGGAAATGTATTCTTGTCTGGCAACAGTGGTCCTCTCGTGTTTGAAAGACACAAACACTCGATGATGAAACCAACTATTGCTATTCAGAACATATATAATTCCACCCAATACAAAATTGCACCACGCGATTCTGTTCTTGTACTATTTCCATCAAACGTGGTACACTTTACAGAACCTACCAACGTAGAAAGATATACATTGTCTTTCAATATGCGAGTGGAAGGTACTCCCGTCTGGATAGAAGACCAATTTACTGAAGAACAAAATGCCGACCTACGAATGGATTAACAAAGAGACAGGAGAGGTCACGTCAAATTATATGGCGATCTCTGCTCTTGATAAATACAAAGAAGAGCATCCTGAACTTGAAAGATATTTCGGGAACCAGAACATCAACACTGTCTACGGCAAACCGAAGCAAGCAGATGGATTCAAGCAAGTAATGCAGAAGATCCAATCTGCTCACCCTGCCGCAAATTTGAGTCGTTTCACCTAAATTATGCCACCGAGAAAGCGTAAGACCCCAGTATCGTCTAGTATGTCTGCTAAACAGATGCGTCGTAAGAAACCGATCAACCTTGATCATCTCAAGACTATCGAACCACTCACTCCAAACCAGGAGAGAGTGTTCACATCGTATGCTGAAGGCAAGAATTTAATTCTTCACGGTGCTGCTGGTACTGGTAAAACCTTTATCAGTTTGTACCTTGCAATGAAGGATGTGATGGAACCATCTTCTCCATACGAGAAGGTATATATGGTGAGATCTCTTGTTCCAACACGTGAGATTGGTTTCCTTCCTGGAGATCACGAGGACAAGTCAAACTTGTACCAGATTCCATACAAGAATATGGTGAAGTATATGTTTGAGATGCCTGATGATGCAGCATTTGAAATGTTGTATGACAATCTACGTTCTCAAGAGACAGTATCTTTCTGGTCCACCTCATTCATTCGTGGTGTGACTATGGATAACTGTGTCATTATCGTAGATGAATTCAGCAACTTGAATTTCCACGAACTTGATAGTATAATTACTAGGGTAGGTGAAAACTGTAAGATCATCTTTAGTGGTGACTACTCACAGTCCGACCTTGTGAAATCCAACGAGAAGAATGGTGTCCTGGACTTTATGAGAATCATTCAGACAATGCAGTCTTTTGATGTTGTAGAGTTTGGTATTGAAGACATCGTTCGCTCTGGTCTGGTCAGAGAATATCTGATTAGCAAAATTAACCTTGGTATGTAATTATGTTCAAAACAGTGGGACCTCCCGTTCCACTAACTGAAATGAATGCCGTCACTAAAGGTGACGGTCTTCGTTTATATGAAGTTGGTGATGGTAAATGGTATCCTTCCGTGACGACTGTCACCAGTCATCGTAAAAAGGATTCTATTATCAAGTGGCGTAAGCGTGTCGGTGAAGCAGAAGCTAACAAAATTAGCGGGAGAGCATCAGCACGT